GGTTAAGTCTCGAGGGGACTTAGCCCGCCAGACGGTAGATGCCTTCCGCAAACCTATCGATGCCAGGAAGGCTGAGGCAAAAAGAGCAGCTATGCAACCTACTAAGACACCTACCAGTCAGAAAAACAAGTCGACCCAGAGTCAGGGGTGATGTAAATGGCTTGGAACTATTCAGGTGATCCCTCTACCAGTACAAAAGATGCAATCAGGTTTGAAATAGGAGATACCGACCAGAGTTGGAAGCTTTTGGAAGATGAAGAAATAGAGTACGCTCTAAAGGTTGAACCTAACTGGATTGCTGCCGCTGCTAGGTGTTGTGAATCGATTGCACGTAGATTCGCAAGAGAGGCAGATCAGAGACTCGGACCCTCCTACGTCTACAAAAGACAACGCTCAGAAGCATATAAGGAACTTGCTCAAGAATTGCGTCGCAGGTCTAGCTCAGGCATGTACGTAGGTGGAGTGCGCCAGGGAGAGGACCTACTCGATGGGCACCTCCGTCAACCCTCCTTCAAAAGGGGGATGATGGGTAATAAGGGGGCTGGACCAAGTGGATAAGCAGTTAGAAAGAATGCTTAACCACCAGATATCGGTGGAGCAGTACGAACACACAGATGGTCGCGGTACTAAAAAGTACTCCGATCCCACAGTGGTACCCTGTTATATCACAGGGAATGTTCGTATGATTCGTGACATGCAGGGCGATGAAGTCGTGTCCAGCCTCTCCATTTTTCTTTCTGGTACTGACGCGCAGCAAGTCGGACTTGACGACACTGGAGCAGCGCACAGACTTCGCATTACACTGCCTGACGGCAGACAACCTCCTATATTGAATCTACACCCTTATTACAGTTATAGGGGTCACTTGGATTACGTGGAGGTGAGTCTGTAATGTTGAAGTTTGACAAGAGATCGATTGCCAGGTTCGACTCCAACCTGCGTGCAATAGAACAGGGCCTCGAAGATTCAGTTGGTCGTGCCTTGAAACAAAGTGCAGGAATGGTAATATCGAACAGTCTTGAGGTAGTGCCTATGTATACGGGTTCTACTTGGTCTTCCGGTTATTCCGGCGAACCCCAACGCGATGAAGATGGTATGACAGTTAATGTAGGATACGCTAGCCCAAACACTGATATAAGAAACCCTGAAAGTGGTAAGATGGTGTCAGAGTATGTGTATACCATCCACGAGAATTTAGAGGGTAATATCGTATCAGGACAACCAAAGTTCCTGGAGATGCCCGTCATAGCTTACGGTAGTAAATTTATAGAAGACCTACGTAATGCTGTACCAGAAGCGTTGGTCGCAGGAAGAGAGTGATGTAAATGACTATGGCCGACATGTTATTAGATGTAGTTAACTACCTGAAGGACAACGACGTAGTCGAAGATGACGGTAAAGATTGTTTCCGCGACTACACACCCGATTCGCCAGATCAGGTCGTAGTTTTAACTGAGTACGGGGGATTACCATTTCCACCACACATGGTGGGAGCTCTAAGAAGGTTCCAAGTTATCGCTCGCAGCTCACGGGACGACCCTGACTGGGGTAGGCGGAAGGCGTGGGAACTATACAACACGTTGGATGTACCAGAAAAGATAATAGACGCAAGAGATGAGGACGGAAAAGGTATGTGGGGTGTAATAACTGCCTTACAAACACCACATAAAATGCGTGTGGATGATAATGGCAGGGATGTATATGGTTTCAATGTAGCCATAACTACTGAAAGAGATCGAAAGGAGGAATAATTAAATGTCAAGAGGCGTAAGAGTTGGTTTGCGCGACGTTCATTTTGCAGAGTTGGACAAGGATGACGTGGAAGACGGTGTGGATTACAAAGATGAACCTGAAAAGATTGTAGGTGCTATTACCGCAAATATTAACCCAAACGCGTCAATCGAAACACTATTTGCTGACGACGGACCTATGGAGGTAGCAAGTACTCTAGGCGACATCGAACTCGAGCTAGAGATGGCAGATTTGCCTTTGGAAACTCAAGCTGATTTGTTAGGTCACGACTATGATGAGACTACTGGAGAGCTAATCAGGAAGGCGGGAGATTCTCCTCCGTGGGTTGCTCTCGGGTTTAAAGCCCTCAAGTCTAATGGTAACTATCGTTACGTCTGGTTACTCAAAGGTAGGTTCATGGTGCCTGAGATGGGTCATGAAACTCGTGGAGATACCATAGAGTTCCAAACCGCAACCATTAATGGATCGTTCACTCGCAGAGACCATGACGACAAGTATATGATGGAGGGCGACGAAGACGAAGAAAACTTCGACGCAACAGATTGGTTTACGAAGTCAAAAATTGGTGTTACGCCATCTACTGAGTAATTAACGCTAATCCCAACCTAGTTTTATAGAACAGGGGTGAAATTGTGGGTAAGGTAAGAGAAGTAAAGAGTAAAAGGAAAGGCGTCCCCATTGAGTTGGGAGGTGAGACAAGACACCTGAGGTTCGACCTTAACGCTTTTGCCGAGTTAGAAGACCACTATGGAGATATCGAGCAAGCGATGAACGCACTCGAGAAGGGTAGTATCAGAGCTCTAAGAATGATTCTGTGGGCAGGACTCATCCATGAAAACATGGATGAAAATGGTAATCCAACTCTGTCCATTAAGGAAGTTGGAAGTTGGATTGACATCAACGACCTCAAGTCTCTTTCTGGTACTCTCGGCGAAGCTATGAGGGAGGCACTGCCGACTGAAGAAGCTGGACAGGAGTCGAACCAGCCGGTCCCTTTCGATCAAGGACCGAACAAAGGGAGTACGCCCCAGCAGTAAAAGGTGAGTGGGATTGGCCGACGCTGTATTACGTGGGTACGGTCCTCCTTCGTATGTCAGAGAAGAAGTTTTGGAGGACCTACCCACGTAAATTGAAAGCACTACTGGACGTTCACGTAGAGATAAACTCTACTGAGGGTAAAGGTAAGCGCCAGAATCCTGAAGTGTTTATCGACCAAATCCAATTGTAAGAAAGGAGGGACATAACGATTGCATAGAGTTGGAGGCATTTACGCGGAATTGTCCCTCCGCTATGGTGAGTTTACACAGGGACTACGAGAAGCTACAAAGGCGGTTAGACAAGCTGCGACTGAGATGGAAACTGCTCTTGGCACAGGTCCTCAACAAGCCCTTGAACAGCTAGGCCAGCAAGCACAAGCCACAGCTCAAGAGATACAAGCCGCTTTTGCTGATTTGGACTTGACTACCGGTGAGGCAGACCTTGGTCCGATGGCTAGACAAGCCGAGCAAATGGGTCAACAAATCAGGACCGCCTTCGGCGAAGAAACTCGTACACAAATAGCTACTACTGGTAGATATATAAACGTAATGTATCAACGATTTGGTGAATTAGGTGCGATGGCGATCGCTACCGGTCGTGATATATACAGAGCCCTCGGGGAGCATACCCGTGGGCAAATCGTAATTATTGGTAGATATATAAATAGATTATACACTCGTTTTGCTGAATTAGGTGCAATGGCTATAGCTACTGGTAGAGATATCTACAGGGCTATGGGTCACCACACCCGTGGACAGATTGTGGAACTAGGTCGATATATCAACAGGTTGTTCCAACGGCTCGGTGAAGTAGGTGCAATGGCTATTGCTACCGGAAGAGACATCTACCGTGCTTTTGGTGATAAAACCCGTAACCAATTCGTTAGCCTGAAGAACCTAATCGTTAGATTAGGTGATACTATGTCGCATGCTGGCAGGCGTGCTGCTGGTGCGTCAGGAACTATGAGAACTGCATTAGGTGTTCTGTTACGTAAACAGATTACTTCTACCAGACTTGCTGTTATGTCGTTAAAGAAGTCGGTCGATATGACAGCACAGTTTGTTGCGGGTGCTTCTGGTAGTATGCAGCGACAATTGGGTGATGCCTTACGGACACAGGTACAGGATACGAACACTTCTATAGAAACCTTGAGCGGTACTACCGAAGACTTAGCAAGAAGAGCTGAAGGTGCGGGTGCTGCTTTTGGTAGGAACTTAGGTGAAACTGCACGTAAACACTTAGATGAAACTCGACAGGTAGTCGAGAGAGTTAGAACAGCAGTTATTGGGCTTGCTGCTTCTACAGGTTACCAAACCAAAGAGATGGAAGCTCACTTCTCTGCACTACAAACAAGAGCTATAATCCCTACAGCTGAGGAAGTATCAGGTTTACGTGGTAGATTTACTACGATGGCCAAGTCGGCACAAGAGCAATTGGCAACGATTAGAGATGCAATACGAGAGATAACATTTGACCACATAGATACGACTCGACTGACAGAAGGATTAGAGCAAGCGGCTACTAGGGTCCAAGAGTTTGTTACACAAGTACAGCAGGTTGGTGCGGAGGACGTAGCCACGGTTTTCGATCGTATGGCAGGAGCCGCCCAAAGACTAACCGAATCTCTTAGAGGGTTAGTAACCGAAATCAACCACGTCGTGCAAGGTTTCAGACAATTAGGAGAAACAGACATTGGAGCACGTCGGATTGGACAGCAGATTCAAAGTACACGGTTGGATTTGAACCAGTTTAGTTCTGATATGGACGATGTACGTCGCAGAGCACAAGATAGTGGTCGTGAACTTAGTGAGGGAATGGGTGAACGTCCTCGCGAACAAATTAGGGAAACTACCAAAGAAGTACGTCGTGCTGGAGATCGTATCTCTAGGACCAGCAGAGATACCAACGACAAGGTACAACGTGGTACTGAAGAAACAAGAAAGAAAACTGCCAGAGTTACTTGGGCGGTTCGAGGATACATTAAAGATACTGCTCGAGTCGTTACTGGTATTCTCATAGCCCGTACGTTTTATATGCTCTTAAAGCGTATAGAACAAATGATTTCCGCCGCCTACGAATTAAAGCTAACCTTCGAGGAGGCGGCACTGTCATTTGAATACCTGTTAGATACCACAGAAGCCGGAGCTGCAAGATATGCTCGGTCTATGAGAGATTGGGCTATCGACACACAATATTCAATTAGGGAAATGACAGACGCTTTCCGCGACCTGTACTTTACTGGTGTCATGTCAATTAAGGATACCGAGTCTGCTATGCAGATTCTTGCTGGTACAGCAACGGCTACGGGTCGTCCGCTGAGCGAGTTGGTCAGCGTAATGCGGCGTATTGCAACTGCTACTCATTTATCGACTTCGGAGTTGCGTGCGCTTACTAGGGCGGGTATTGATGTCGGTCCGATGCTGCAAGAACACTTAGGACTTACTGCTGAAGAACTACGTGAGATTAACAGACTCGCTATCCCTGGTAGAACGGCTTTCCAAGCTATCATGTTGGGAATGCAAGACTACGCAGAAGCGGCTGTTGATGGTGCTGATACGACCCGTGCGCGCTGGGCTGACCTAATGGAAGTTATTGCCGACAGTATCGGTTTGATAACAGAGGACCTATACGATGCATGGGTAGATACTCTAACTGGTATGTTAGATTGGATGGCTGCACTGCGTCACGGTCTTATGGAACTTGGACCTATCGCCCTTGTTAAGTTGTTTCCTCCAGGAGTACGTGATAACTTAGAAACAGTGTTGGCTTCCCTGAACGCAATTTGGGATGCGATTAGAAGAGTAGGTAGATTGGTTAGAGTCGTACTCGGGAACGCTTTCGCATTCTTCACTGCTGTCTTGGCAAGAGTATTGCCCTTGTTAGCAAGAGCCACACAGTGGTTAGGGTGGTTAGCAGATAGGGCGCGACAGAGTTCTGCTGCTGTAAGAGTGCTAGTAACAAGTATTGGTGCACTAACTATATCGGTTGTTGCCGCTGCCGCAGTGAAGCATCTAGTATCATGGTTAGCAAAGCTAACAGGTGCGGCCCAAGTAGCAACTACTGCTCTAGCTTGGCTCAAAACTATCGTCTTAGTAACCGCAAGAAATATCCACGTACTAATTGCGGCACTGGCACTGTTGTTGGGTAATTTGGATAGAATCAGAGGAGCTTTGGGTGGACTTACTGATAGCATCAGACAAAGCTTCGGTCTGTTCGAAGATTTCCAATACAGGATGGACGAGCAACATATGAAGGACGTCGCTGATAGGATGACTGAAATCGGTGACGCAGCCGAAGATGCAGGTGAGAAGGCTGCCGACGCGTTTGACCCATTCCTTGCAGCGTTCGACGAAGTATACCAGATACCAGAAGAAACAGGTGCTGCAGCTGATGAAATGGAGAAGGACTTCGACGTAGATATAGAAATGCCAGACATTGATATTCCCACCATGAGGGATCTCGAGTGGCCTGATATTGCTGGTACAATGGCAGCAGATTTCGAGACAGGATTTGGAGACATCATAGATACTATGGAAGGTTTCGCAGACTGGTTCCGTGGTTGGAGGGGTTGGGCTATCGCCGCATTTGCTCTGTTAGGTGGAGAATTAGTAAGATGGTTGTTTAGGTCGTTCTTCCGTACGTTCTCCTTACTCGGAATCGGCGGCATGTTGAAGTTCTATCTTGGTACTTACGTTCTAGGACCTATCAAGAAGTTCTTCTGGGTTACACTCTTACCCTTCCTAAAAAAGACACTATTAGGAATCCCGATCGCGGGTTGGATCGCCGCTGCGTTGCTCGCCGCCATTTATGTTTGGTACAGGTGGGGCGACGATATCAAAGAGTGGTTCAACAATACCTTCGTACCGTGGCTTAGAGAAACTTGGGATACTATTGTAGAAATCTTTTGGGATGCTGTTGATTGGATTAAGGAAGCAGGAGGAGATTTCGTACAGTGGTTTGTAGACTTACCAGATAATATTGGTGAGTACCTTGAGATTGCTAAGGATTGGCTATACGAATTCTTTACCGAGACGATACCTTGGGCGCTTGGGTACGCTGTTGGACGACTTGGAAGATGGATAAGAGAGACTTACGACGATATAGCGGAGTGGGTTATTACTACGATTGCACAGTTCGCGAGATGGGGAGCCGGAATAGTCGACACAATAGTAGAGTGGTTGATGAAACTACCTGGTAGAATATGGAAATGGTTAGGTAGAGCAGGTGACACGCTTACAGAGTGGGTACCAAAAATAAGAAGAGAAGCAGTAAAGTTCGGTAAGGCAATACTGGATGGAATTATTGATACGATAGTCGGCTTACCCAGGCGAGTTGGAGAGATATTCGGTAACGTTGTTGACACTATAGGAGATTGGATAACCGGTGCGAAGGATACAGCTAGGAAGGTAGGAGAGAACGTAACGAAGGGTTACGAAGAAGGAATGGAAGCTGAATCTCCTACACGTATTGAGCGTATCATGGAGGCTGTCTCAGAAAACACTTCCAAGACTATGGAAGCCATGACGAGGATATTTAGACAGTACAGACGTCCAATCAAGACGGCGTGGAGAGGTCTTGCAGACGAAATTAGGAGTATATGGGTTGACTTACTAAACAAGGTACAAGAGGTATTCCAGAAGATTATGGATATGGCTGGAGACATACAAGTTGACCCTAGTGGAACGATGGCAAGTCCAATGAGTGGTCTACAACGTACCAGTCCTGCTCGTAGAGAAGAGTTGGGACAGAGAGCTAGAGACGATGATTTGAGAGCTTTCGCGAAGATGTTGGCGCGAGAGATAGCAAAACAACCACAACCTACTCCCATCGACGATAGAGATATCTTGTACGTCGATACTTTAGTTGCAGATAACAGAGGTTTGAAAGAGTTAGACCGGCGTATGAAGATAATTAGAACAAGAGAAAAAGACCGTACGGGGGGTGAATCTTAATGGCTGAGCCTCCTCTGAAGATTAACGAGACGACCGTCAAAACACCACATGATATGACTATTGAGAGATATAATCTAACTAAGGCAGGTAGAACTGCTGACGGTAAGATGCACATGGACTACATTGCTCGTAAACGTAGATTAACTGTAGCATACAGAGCCATTAGAGATAAGGAACTACAAGAGTTACTCGACGTAATCGACCCCGGTCGTAACGAGGAAGAAGGAGAAGAAAACAATAACAACCAAGTCGACCTCTTTTTTGACGTTGAGTACCAAGAAGGAGGAAAAACTAAGTCTATGGTATGTTACGCGGGCATGATACCTAGTACTCTGCAACGTAGGGTAAAGAACGGCCTTGGTGAGTGGGTGTGGATTGATGTGGAGTTTAACTTGATTGAGAGGTAGATAGAATGAACAAGATAAAACATGCCAACCCTATAGATGAAGTTAGTCAAGACTTTCTAGATGCGGTAAACGCACGTACCCGTCAATGGCGTGTGGAGGCGGAAGTTTACTTTGATGGTCCTGAAAGTCCACCTACAATCTTTACAGAAGAAGATATAGTAAATATGGAACTATTAGAGGAATTGGCAGATGACACGAATCCCCTCGGTGTCATTACGGCGAACGAATTAGATATCACCTTTAGTAATGACGATCGCAGGTTTACTCCGACCAATACTGACAGTCCTTACCACGGTAAATTAAAACAGGATATCCTAATTGTGCCTTACTTGGGTTTAGTAATTGGTGACGATCAAGTAGAAGGTGTGTGCTTAGGTGAGTTTTGGACAAAAGAGTGGGATTCTCCTTCGGATGAAGAACACACCTACGTTAACTGTCTGGACAGACTCCACAAGTGGGGTAAACTACACATCGAGGGCTCCCGTACTCATAGGGCGAGGCGCCAGTATGTTTTCCTTCTTCTGGTACTACACGGGCTTGGTTTCGATATTGACCCCGAGATAGTCGACTTTGAGCCCAACCCGTCGGATTTCGTCGACGAGGAAAATGACTGGTTAATAGAAACGGATGAGGAAGAGGAAGCGTTCTTTGCCACCAGCGAGGGGTGCCACGGCATGTGGATTCCTTCTGGTAAAGCCATTAACGTACTGAGCTACGTATGTAAGAACTTTGCGTTTGTCGATGCTACAAGGGACGGAAAGTTAAGATTCCGTCCCTTATCCATACTAAGAGATACAACGCACGTAGCCGAATTAAACGACACAAACCAAATTATGAACCTCAAATCGCCAGGTGGGTACTCTGATGTGTATACACGAGCATCGGTTCGCAGATACTTGATGGGTACCAAGAGTAGTAGGCCAATCTTAGAGACATCAATGGATGAACCGGGCGAGGAAGAGGAAGAATTCGACGAGATGGAATTTGAGGAACCTATCGGAGCAGTTACGTGTATAGCTTTTCGTAGAGCGCAGGATGTATCCGTTAGTGATATCCACACAACTGCAACTACCTCGTCGTTTAAGATGACTGGGGGAGATGCACATAGTGACAGGGTGGTTGGGGTTGAAATGTATGGACGTCCGATTGGTAAGTCAGGACCGAAAAAGGTATATGTAAATGAAAGTTTAGAGGAAGAGATGGGTAAGAACTTATTTGAAATAGATTGTCCAACATTACAGTTTACCAAGCCAGTTAGAGAAACAGGACAGTTGGCTAGGGATCTCCTATCAGACCCCTATCATCGTATGACTGCCTTAGTTAGGGGTAACCCTGCGTTAATTCCAGGTAATATCGTTAAAGTATCTAATGCGTCAGCTAAAGTAAAGGAAGAAATTGCAGTACTAATACACAGGAGATTAAGATATGATGGTGGAGTAGAGGAAGAGTACAAGTTGTATGTTGCTCCTCAAGAGGAAGTCTAATCCCGGGTTAGTTTTAAAGAGGTGAAACGGTATGTTATGGAACTTAATAAAAAACGGTGATGCAGAAGAGGAATTGGAACACTGGGAAACTAGTAGTGTTTCTACCAGTACAACATATGGTATTGATGACAATCCGTACTTTGCACTTACCGTAGGTGGATATATGGAGCAAGTCATAGAACATGATGAGGAAAACGAAGAGCAAATAGTAATGCCGATGGCCGGCAGTTCTTTTGTTCTCGGAATCGATTTTAGACACGAAAGGTACGAGGCATACGATTGGGAGATATTGAAGGATACAGAAGTTAGGTGCTACGCAAAGGTTATTGTCGAGTACGATGACGAATCTGAGGATCACCTTTACTTTATATTACCTCGTATGCCTATGAATCTATATCCTTGGGCACAGATATGGCCTGCGTGGTGGAGAATGAGGCAGGAGATAGGGTTACGAGATGATGAAGGTATAACCAAAATTGAGAAGATAACAGTCAGAGTAGAACATAATAGCGATCCTCACGGTGAAGAGTTGTGGGTTGATAATATAATTCTGCGACACGGAGACTTAGAAGTAGATGAGTACCTCGAACACATCGCCGCGGATTATAGCGCTACGGGTATAGAGTTCACCTACGGGCAGAAATATGTTGTCGAACCTCTTATTGTTGCCCACTTACAAGGAGACGACGTGGACGGGGTATTAGACGCGTACGACTTTCACCTAATCTCCGAACATGTTAAGGATGAAAACGAAAACTACGTAGGCGCTAAGGTTGTGCCACAAGGTTTAGATGTTCCCAGCGAGCTTTCTGGTATTAAAATTGTTGTCTACGCACTCTGTAGAGAAGTAGTCACAGAAGATTAGAGGTGGTATTGTGTCTTACCAATATGAATACGGTTCAGGTACAGAAGAAGATCCTTATCAAGTCTGGAATGCAGATGATTTAGATTTAGAAGGTGGTGTTATAATGTTTACTCGTGTTAAATTTAAGCAAGGTTATAATCCTTCATCTTCTGATAATGCGATACCTTATATTAAAGAACAATCAGAACCTTACTTTAAAAAACAAGAAAAATATAAAAAACCAAAAGTTGTAGGAAAAATAGAAGAAGAGGGTGGTGAGGTATATTGGCAGCCCCAGACGTAATTACACATCCAGCAACGGATATTACCGACAGCTCGGCAGTTCTCAATGGCGAAGTTGCGGACATGGGGGTTGCCGATGAGGTTGAAGCGTTTTTTGCTTATAGAAAGGCAGGTACAGATAGTTGGTATGG